CAAGAAAGCAATATAAACAGATTAGAAATCTGTATAAAGAAGCTGCAAAAGATTTAAAAATTAAATCAAATAAGGCTAGAAAAGGCAGTTTAACAGAGAGATGGGCAAAAGATTACAGAAAAGCTGTAAGAGCAAAAGTTAAAGAAATGAATAAAATATTAGAATCTACCATTGAAGAAAACATAAAAAGTAGTGCTGAATATGCAACAGCAATACAACTAGATTTCTTTGACCAGATTAATATGAAATATGGATTAGGAATGAGCAAAACTTTTACTCATATGTTTTCTCAGGTACCTAGTGATGTAGTAGAAGAACTTGTTAAAGGTAACATATATAAAGATGGTAGAGGACTTTCTAAGAGAATATGGTTTACTGGAAATAAAACAAATACTGATATAGATAAGATAATTCAAAAGGGTATAACTGAAAAGAAGAGTGCCTATGAATTAGCTCAAGATCTTCAAAATTACGTTGATCCAGATTCCAAAAAAGATTGGAACTGGAAAAAAGTATACCCAGGTACTGCAAAAACAATAGACTATAATGCCCAAAGGCTTGCAAGGACTTCAATAAGTCATGCTTATACTTTAGCTTTATTAAAGGGTTGCGAGAGAAATCCTTTTACTGAAAAAATTAGGTGGCATAGTGTATTTGCTCCAGGAAGAACTTGTGCTTTATGTAAAGATAGAGATGGACAGGAATATTTAATTGCCGACTGTCCTATGGATCATCCTAATGGATTATGCTATCAGGAGCCATTATTGGATTATGATTTAGCAGATATAGGTAGTAGATTAGGAAGATGGACCAGAGGTGGAAGTGATAGTATGCTTGATGAATGGTACAGCAAGTATGGAGATTATTTTAGTTCTTAGGAGGTTATTATGAGAAACATTTTAAAAAATACTACAGTAAATTGTGATAACTGTGGAAAGTCATTTAAGATTAAAAAGCTTAAAACAAAGTGGATAAATGATAATGTCCAAAGAGTTTATTTTACCTGTCCTTATTGCAAACAGGAATATACTTCTTTTTATACAGATGATAGGATAAGAAAAAACATTAAAAAAATAGATGATTTACAAAGGCAATATGATGAAATAATTAAGGAAAACAAAGAAATAATGAAGGAGCTTAGAGAAAAATATGATCAGTGGTGAAAAACATGAAAGACTATTTGATATGGCTTAAAAGTGGTGAAACCATAAATGGAACTGCTAAAGAAGACATTATAAAAATGTTACAATGTAGATTTAAAGATCATATAGGCGGAAAAGAAATCATTTCATTTGCCGATGAAGATGGTACTGTAGTTTTAGATATAGATAGAATTGAGGCTGTGGCAATTAACAAATATGTGGAAAATAATAAAGTGGGATTTAAGTCTTAGAAATAAGGCTTTTTATTATACCTAAAAATGAGAAAGGAAGAGGATATAATGCCAAAGTTAAATGAAATTATAGGAGAAGATGCCTTTAAAGCACTTCCAGATGGAGTAAAGAACAAATACAAAGATACTGACTTTGTGGATAGTACTGGTTATGTTGAAAAATCTGAACTTGATACTGCAAATAATTCTATCAAGGATTATAAAAAGCAGCTGAAGGACAGAGACACGCAGCTTGAAACTTTAAAAGACAAATCTAAAGGCAATGAGGAACTTACAGCAGAGATAGAGAGGCTTAAAGGTGAAAATGAAACTGCTACTAAAGATTATGAATCTAAACTTACCAAAATTAAGCTTGATACAGCAGTTAAGGAATCTTTAAAACAATCTAAAGTTAAGGATATTGAACTAGCAATGAAGCTTATTAACTATGACAATATAAAACTTTCTGATGGTGGAAAAGTAGTTGGTATTAATGAGCAGATTGAACCTATGAAGAAAGATAGAGAATATCTCTTTGAAAAAGAAGTACCTGGAACCGGGCACTTTGAAACAGGTGGTGCCAAGGGTGGGGAAACAACAGTTACACATCTTGGAGAAAAGCTTGCAAAACAAAAGGCTGCAGCTATGACAAATACTGAAGAACAAAATAAATTTTTTAAATAGGAGGATTAGATCATGAGACAAAGTACAACCACAATTGGAAGTTCACAAGTAAATATATTGAAATACAATCAATATTTTTTAAATGTGAATCTTAAAGTTGCAAAAACAGCAACTACTTTAAATGCTAACGATATTTTACCAGCAGGAACTATTATTGATTCAACAGGGAAAGTTGTAAATGATGGTACCGCATATGGAATTGTTTATGAAGATGTAAATTTTAAGGATTCAATGGGTACAGAAGTAGTTCCAGTAACTATATTTGGATTTGTTGATACATCCAAATTACCAGTTGCACCAGTAGATGCAGCTAAATCAGCATTAAACATGATTAAATTTTTATAGGGGAGGAATATCAAATGACTTTAGAGGAATTTATAAACTCACAAGAAATAGCATTATATATTCAAAGCTTACCACCACAGACTACCATTGATAAAACTTTATTTCCAGTAACTAAGCAACTAGGAACTGAAATAGAACTTGCAAAAGGTTCAAAGAAAAAGCCCGTAGCTCTTAGAATGTCTACTTTTGATGTAGCTGTTAAGGCAAGAGCATTAAGTGCAACTTTGGATATTAAGAAAAAGGACATGCCATTCTTTAAAGAATCAGTTTTAATAAAAGAAAAAGATAGGCAAATGTTAATGCTTGCAATGCAATCTAATAATCAGAATTTAGTAGAGCAACTTACATCACAGGTTTATAATAATTATCAAAATTTAGTTGATGGCGCAGAGGTTCAGATGATTAGAATGAGAGCACAATTATTACAAACTGGCGAGATTAACATAACAACGTCAGATGGTGATATAGTTGTTGATTATAATATTCCAGCTAATCATAAAGAAGTTCTGACTGGAACTGCTACTTGGGATAATCCTGATGCTGATATTGTAGGTGACTTAATAAGATGGTCAAAAGCATTAACTGATGATGGCTATGGCAAACCTACAAGAATTCTATTTACAGATACAGTGTTAGGCTATATTAAAGGTAATACGGCTATAAAGAATGAATTAATGGCAAGAAATCTTGGAGCTGTAATTGTTACAGATACAGATATAATTAATTATTTAAATACTAAACTTAATTTATCTGTAGGATTATTAAATGGAACGTTTATAGCAGAGGATGGTACAACAAAAAGTTATTATGATGATACTGAGGTTACTTTAATTCCAGATGGTTCTCTAGGAAATACGGTTTACGGTACAACTCCTGAAGAAGCTGATAAGATTTATGGTACAGGCAAGCTTGATACTTCTATAGTTAATACTGGTGTTGCTATAACAACTAAGGTACAAGAAGATCCAGTTACAGTTGAAACAAAAGTATCTCAGTTAGGAATACCAAGTTTTGATAGAGCAGATGAATGCTTCTTTGCAACTATAAAATAGAGTGAGTTATTCTCTCTATTATTTTTTTTAGGAAGGATTGATATAAATGGCTAAGAAAGCAGCTGAAGAAGATAGAAATGTAAAAGTTAAAGTAAAAATAAATTTAAAGTATGACAGTGATATAGTAAAAGCAGGAGAAGAATTAGAAATAAGGCAGTCTGATTTAAAAGAACTAAAGGATAAGGGATATATAAGTTATACGCCATCAGTTGAAACACAGCAGCCTGGACAAGGAACTGGTCAACAAACTCCACCACAAAATCCTGAACAGCCTGGTAAAGGTAAGTAGGTGAAAAATTATGGCCACTGATTTAGATATTTTAAAGTTCAATCTCCAAGAAAAGGAATATCCATATTTTGATGATGAGGATTTGCAACTTTTATTGGATAAAAATGCTGAAGATGTACAAGCTGCAAGTTATGAGGGTTGCATGAAAAAAGCTGTAGCTGATGATGCAATGATAATATCAGGAATAACATTAAAAAGTAATAGAGAATACTGGTTGGGGCTTGCACAGCAATTCAAGCCTAAAACTCAATATATAACTTCAATGAATAGGGCTGATGGTCAATGAGATGGGATGAGGCAAGAAAGCAGAAAATAAGAAATCAGCTTGTAAGAAAAATAACGCCTTTTATGAAAGAAGTAACAGTTTTAAGAGCAGGTGAGAATGTTTTTAATGAAAAGGGAAAAGATCAATATGTGTGTACTGTAAAAGGATACTATCATACAGGAAGCACCTCTATTAATATAGTTAATTATAATTCGGATGCTGCAAATCTTAATAGAAACTATCAAGACAGGCTTTTACTCATAGTTGATGATGAAGTCAACAAGATAAAAGAACATGATTATTTCAAATTAGGTGATGTAATGTATGAAATAATTGACGAGGGTAATATAGAAGATATTGTATGGGACACTTACTTGAAAAGAAAGGAGTGAGAATATGTCTGGATTTAAATTTGATGCAACAGAGTTATTAAAAAACCTTTCTAATAATGGTGCAGTAAATAGAAAAATGAAGGCAGCAGTTGGAGTATATTGTGATAGTTCAGGTAAAAAGATGGAAGCTTACGCTAAAAATAATGCACCTTGGCAAAATAGAACAGGAAATGCAAGACAAACTATAAAAGGTGGGTTCCAGTGGGAAGATGAAAGTAAATGTAAATCCTATGTAGCTGGAAATACGGAGTATTCACCATACCTTGAATTAGCACATGCCAAAGGTAAAAGTGGAGATAATGAAGTTGGTATGGAAGTAGCCCCTTCTTTTGAACAGCTGGAACTTGCCAATGAAGGAAAATATGCTATTTTAAGACCTACTGTTAGGAAACTTACTCCTGAAATTATAAGTGGTATGGCCAATCTTTTAAAGTAGGTGTTTTTATGTCAGAAATAAGATTTGAATATGCAGTTCCAGGAGATATACTGGAAAATTATATAAATGGGACATATATACCACGTACCGTATGGGAACGTGTTTTTTTATTTTTAAAGAGTAAGGGTATAGATGTATATAGTCCGGGGCAACATCAAGGAAAATGTACAAGTCCTTATGTAGTTTTAAAGAATACAGGGACAATGGGATTTCAGGGCAGTAATCAAATAGGTTCACAAACTTTGGATGTTATTGTTTATTGCCCTAGAAGTAATTATTCAGACATGGAACCTTATACAGTACAGATTCAAAGCTTTTTAAGTGAATTAAAAGAATATATAAGGCCTACAGGAAATATTACACCTGTGATTTTAGATGATAACGTAAATGGATACACACAATCAATAGAATATCAAACATTTCAAAAATTAAGGGGGTAAATAAATAATGTCAGGAACTGAAATTCAAGGTATGCCAATAGCAAACATAGCATTAGCAGAAATCATTAATGAAGATACTGGACAGACTTACTATTTTGATACTGCTGAAAAAGCTGATGTAAAACCTGATTTAAGTAAAGGCAAAGAAGACATACTTAGAGTCAAAAATAGAATAATTGCAATGAATCGAACTGAAGACATTTGTATTGGATATAATGTAAAATTAACTGATAATACTTTTCCACCAGAGCTAATGTGCTTGGTAGATGGTGGAACTATGTCAAGTGGTGGTTATGAAGGCCCTGAAATTGGAGTCGCAGTAAATAAAGTACCATTTACTTTAAATTTATATTCAGAAGAGAAGGATTACGATTCTTCTACTGTAAAGTATGTTAAATTTGGTTTTAAACATAATAAAGGTACACCAGTAGAATTTAAATTTGAAGATGGTAAGTTTTATGTGCCTGAGTTTGAAAGCCACAGCAGGCCTAAAAAGGGCGAGAAACCAGTATACATTGAGTATGTAGATAGTTTGCCAACTGCCGTAACACCTGCACCGATAGTACCAACAGTACCAAATCCACCAGCACAAACAAGTCCTGATTCGACTACAGGTACTCCAGGAGTTACTGTAGGAACTGACTGCAGGGTAACATGGACTTTTGCTGATGCTGTGAATGATGCAGATGTGACAGCTGCCAATTTCAAAGTTACTAAAAAATCAGATGGTTCAGTTGCTACAGGTAATGTGACTATGGATACTACTAAGAAAATAATAACTTTTGTACCAACAAGTATATCAGCAGGTGTTACTTATGAGGCTACTGCAGCATCAATTAGGAAAGCAGATGGAAGTGGAAATACAACTGCTGTAACGGTTGAATTTACTACAGCATAGGAGGAATTTTAGATGGATGAATTAAAAGTAACAAGTATTGAAGAATTAAAAAATATGTCTACAGAAATAATAGAGCTAAGTCCTTTTTCAGGGAATAAGCCTTTTTATGCAAGAGTAAAAAGGCTTTCTATTTTAGGATTATGCCAGAGTGGACAAATACCTAACCAGCTTTTAGGTGTAGCTAGAAGGCTTTTTTATCAGGATAAGATAGATCAAATAGATCTAAAGGAATATGGAAAAGTTATTGATATAATTTGTGAAAATACATTAGTAGAGCCCAGCATAGAACAACTCAAAGAGATAGATTTAGAATTGACTGATACGCAGAGATTTGAATTATGGGCATATAGTCAGCAGGGGGTAGAAGGCTTAAAATCCTTTCGTACAATCGCAAAGGATAATCTCAATAATAGTGATGGCAAAGACATACAAACTAAGACCAAGCCAAATTTTAAGCATAAAAAATGATTATGACGCATTTTGTTTTGATGAGGCGTGTGATTATATTTTATCTGAACTGTCGGCTGAGAAACCTAAAACTCCTAAATGGAGAGATGAAGGAAACCATACCGGCAACGATAATAAATCTACAATAGAGTGGATGATGAAGCATAATAAAGCACTTTAAAACGCCCCTGTTTTGCATAATATGAACAAAATATTAAAAATTTATGATATAATATAGTATATTATACAGATAAAGTATTATTTGTCATAAGGAGTGCTATTATGTGGATAGCTTATGTTATTGGGCTTGTATTTTTAATAATGTTAGTAAAATCTATTATACTTAAACCTATATTGTTCAAAGAAAAGTGGCAGGCTGGAATAGGGTATGGTATTCCGGCGGTATTATGCTTTCTATTATTTATAATACTTATTTATTCAGATTACAGTTCTGAACAGATGTATTTTAAAGATCAAAACACTAGATATACTGCTTCAAATTGGCATCCACCAACAGTAAGTGGAAGTGTAACTCCTTCAAATCCTGCAAGTAGTCAATATGTAAGTATACCAATTCCTCAAAATAAAAATTTAGAAGATGGACTTTTAAACTTGCAGAATGATTTAAATGCGTTAGAGAAGGATGTTGTTGCAAAAACAGCAAGTACAGCAGCTTCAACGTCAACAACTGCATATGCAGCGTCAGCTAGTAATGATCCTAAAAAGCAACCCTATATGGACAACAATGGAAAACCTGCTATTATAGGTGATACAGATAGTAAAATATACCATTTGCCAGGCGATCCTTACTATGATAAAGAAATGCAAAAGTTAAGTAATAACGTTTATTTTAGGACAATAGAGGAAGCTGAAACAGCTGGATATAGAGCAATTAAAGGCTAAAATAATTTAATAGGAATATTGAAAAGAAGAATCACTTAATTGTGGTTCTTTTTTATTATGTACGAAAAATGGAGGTGATGCAGTGGCAATTAATGCTGGATCTGTAGTTGCTTTTATGGAGTTAGATACCTCAAGATTTACAAGTGGTTTAAGCAGTGCAGGAGAGCAGATGAAACAGTTTATGAACTCCAACAATTCTGCTGAAACTAGAATCCAAAGCTTAGGTGGAGCAATGCAAAGTGTTGGTTCTGTTGCAACTAAAGCTTTGACACTTCCTCTAGTTGGAGTTGGAACGGCTGCTGTAAAAACCAGTATGGATTTTGAAGCTCAGATGTCTAAGGTTAAGGCTATTTCAGGAGCTACAGGAAATGATTTTACTAAGTTACGAGAGCAGGCAATTAAACTTGGAGCTGATACAAACTTTAGTGCAAGTGAAGCTGCTGGAGGCATGGAGAATTTAGCCAGTGCAGGATTTAATGTAAATGAAATAATGCAAGCCATGCCTGGTATGTTAAATCTTGCAGCATCAGGTGATGTAAGTATTGCAGATGCAAGTGATATAGCAAGTAGTGCATTAAGAGGCTTTGGTATGGAAGCCAATAAAACAACACATGTTGCAGATGTACTGGCAAAAGTAGCTGGAGACACAAATGCTAAAATTACGGATACAGGGGAAGCTATGAAATACATAGCTCCAGTTGCACATTCACTGGGAATTTCTTTTGAAGACACAAGTGCAGCAATAGGACTACTGAGTAATGCAGGTATAAAAGGAAGTCAGGCAGGTACTACATTAAGAAGTGCACTAACTAATCTTGCAAGTCCGACTAAAGCAGCATCAAAAGTAATGAAACAGCTGGGAATGAATTTTTTTGATGCAAATGGAAAAATGATTCCACTTGGACAAGTTATACAACAGCTTCAGGATAAGACAAAAGGACTTACCCAGCAACAAAAAGCAAGTGTTATGGAAACTTTGTTTGGTAAAGAAGCTATGTCTGGAATGTTAGCTTTAGTAGATCAAGGACCCCAGAAATTTAATAATCTTACAAAAGAGTTAAAAAATTGTGATGGTGCATCTAAAGAAATGGCAGATACAATGCAAGATAACTTAAAAGGATCTATAGAGGCAATGAAAGGAAGCTTGGAAACAGCAGGAATAAGGATAGGAGATGTTTTAGCTCCTGGAATAAAAAAGGCTGCTAATTTTATATCTGCTTTGGTTAAAGCATTTTCTAGTTTGCCAAGGCCAATTCAAACTATTATTGTTTATGCTGGAGTTATGGCTGCAGCATTTGGGCCTGTTATGATTGTATTTGGCAAAATAATAACATCAACTTCAACAGTTATAGGAGCATTTTCAAAATTTGGACCAGCAATTACTAAAGTAATAGGAGTTTTTCCTAAACTAATAACAGGTATTTCTAAAGTAGGAACGGCATTTGGAGGATTAAAAAAAGCTGCTAGTGTATTTAAAGTATTGCCAGGAATAATTAATACACCAGTTTTAGTAACTATAGGAATTATAGCTGGTTTAGGATTGATAGTTTATGAAGTTATAAAGCATTGGGACGCATGTAAAAAATATGCAGCTGCTTTTGGAAAAGCTATAAAAGATATATTTGCATCTGTTGGTGATTTTTTCTCTAAATCTATAAAAGGATGGGAGATTGCTTTTGATGAATTTAAAGATTTCCTTTCTAAATCAGCACAAGGATGGAAAATGATATTTAAAAACTTAGGCGCAGATATGAAAGCTATAGGTAAATTTATTTTTGAAGGTTTATTTAATGGCATAAGCAGTGTGGCCGGCAAGATAAAGGATAAAGTGGCATCTATAGCAAGTTCTATTAAAAGCACGTTTAAATCAATTTTAGGTATACATTCTCCATCAACTTTTTTCACAGAATATGGTGTTAACACAGGACAAGGATATATAAATGGATTAGATAAGATGCAGAGTCCTATTAAAAATAGGCTTGTAAGATTAGCAAATGGTATTAAAAGTTTAGGCAGTGTAAGACCTAAATTGGACGATATCGCATTAAGTGGAGCTTATGGAAGTTCTGAACAGCAAGGGTTGAGTAAAATTAGCAAATTAAGCTCTAGTAAATTACTTAATTTTGATCCTAAGATAACACTTTATGTAACTGTAGCAGATACAGGAGAAAGGGGAACTAAAAAATTATCCAATGAAATACAGACTATGACAGGAAATGCCCTTAAAGACGCAATGATGCAATTATCTATGAATGATGTTTTAAGAGATTAGGAGGTGGCTTATGGATATTTCAAATTTAGCTGATTTTAAAGTACAGTTGCAGTATTCAGACGGTGCAGATACTGGTGGTGTTATATCAAGTTATAAGCCACCAAGACCTGCTTATTTTAGAAAGGCTGTAAGAACTATATCGGGTTATTCCCAATTTCAAGATAATGTAGCAAGTGATTGCATAATTGAATTTACTATAGCCTTCCAAATAAAAGGTGATACAGATGCAGAAACTTTAGCTAATGCACAAAAATATTATAACTTTGCCAATCGATTCTCCGAAAGATTTATATTAATAAATGAGTTAGGTGTAACGTATAAGGGATATTTTCAAGAAAAATATGACCTTGAAACACCTATTGAGGGCGATATTTATTATATAGCTACACAAATGTTGTGTAATCATCCTATTAGTGGATGGGTGCGTGATGCAAATGCAATTTAGAGTTGTTGTATATAAAAAGAAGGGCTATCTAACTTATGGGGAATCTGAAGCAGATAAACTTGTCCTTCTAAATAGCTTAATTAGTATAAAAATAAATAAGGCTAGAGATACATCTACATCCGAAGCCACTATTGTAGCTGAATTTGAACATTTGCCAATGGCCGCATACCAAGGTGGAGATTCAGGTATAATTGATAACTATGCTTTTATGGAGATATATTTTGATGAAGATATACAGTTTACAGGTATAATAAAAAAGTATATATATAATGAAAATGACAAAACCATAACTTTGACCTGCCATGATATGATGTATAGACTTTTAAATACTACCTCAGAGCCATTAGTTTTCACCAATCAAACAGCGGTTGATATAATTATTGCACTAGCAAATAAAGTGGGGTTGACTGTTAGTTTTGTTGGGGGAGAAAATTATACCATCACAGAACTTAAAATTGATGAGGGTACAACCGTTTTAGATGTTATACAAAATATGCTTGAAACTATGCACGCAATTATTAGATGTACAAAAAATGGTGTTGTTCAAATAGAAGAACAATACCCAAATTATACTGAAGGTGCTGGGGATGCTAATCATTTTGATTGGACATATACATCACCAACTAATACAAGTACAGCTGAAGCGGGTAGAGATGCCACTGAAATGAAAAATATATTAAGGGTCATATGTAATAATAATTATACTAAATTTGAAGAACCGTCAATGACGGATTATTTAAATGGCGAATATTGGTATAACCCAGATATAGAAAATGCTGTGGCAGATACCCCAACAAAAAGAAAAGCTGTGGCTGGTTATTTATATTTGGATATGTGGAGAAATAGTACCCCACTTACTATATTACCAGTTAAGGGTCAAAAAGGACATGATATGGGACAGGTAGTTAAACTTTTACGAGAGAATACAGTTCCAGGTTATTACCTTGTAGTTGGTATAGATACAGAGGTAACAGCAGAGGGATATATGGACACTTTACAATTACAAGGAATGAGGGATAAATATACTATTTACAATATTCCTAAAGTTATAGCGGAGGGTGTTATTGACCCTAAACAAAAAACTCCCACAGGCAAACCAAAAGAAGATGTATCATTTAAAATATATACGGGGGATATTGCAAGTGTTGGATATAACGAATTGGGTTATATTGATGTTCCAGCTGATACTCCTGTACTTATGGTATCCATGACCTGTTTAGATGTATTTAATGATGGGAAAACCAATTATGGAATTACTGCACCGGATTTAGATATTATTGATCCTAATGGTATTGAGTATGGTAATTATGGAAAGGTAGCACCATTTTGTCCTTCAGTTTCTAATCCTGTCGGATGTACAGGTTATGGTGAACTAAGTGATGGTAAAAGTGCTGGTAAAATAACATATTCTGGAATGTTATCTAATCCGGAAACATGGTATATATATTCACCCGTAGCAGGAAGATGGAGAATAAAAGCCTACTCATTTTGTGATACTACACATCCAACAAATTTAAACATAACAGCCCAATGCAATTTAGCTTGGACTATTGTGAATCATACTGGTC